CCTGAGAGGCGGCCCATGCTTCGTGGGGCATCCAGTCAGGTCGGTCAAACCAGTCCTCACCGGGGGTGGCACCTTTGGCCATCTCCAGCGGCTTGTTGAGCAGGTCCAGCATTCCCATCCTATTCCTCCACCATATCTCTCAGTGTGCCGTACTCACGTTTCAGCTGTGCGTCGTCAGGGTTCTCAGCCAAGAGCTGCTGGTAGTACTGCAACCCCACAGCAATAGCCTGCCGCCTTTCCGGGCGTGACAGTGCCTTCCATGTGGCCCAGACAGCGGACCCCGTGGCACCTCCAGCCAGCAGGGACTCCCCACCAGCCTTGGCAACACCAGCACCCATGCCAGACAAGATAGCCCATGCGCCCACAGGGCCCACGTGACCACTTGAGATGCCTTGTATGATACGCGAGATTGGGTTCATACCCTCTTGTGGCAGTTGGGCAAACAGACTGTCACGGGCCTCTAAGAGCCTGCTTTGGCTTGCTAACGAGCCGCTTATGTCTACGTCTGGGACAGCGGCTATGACTTCTTCGTTAAGGATGTCACGCAGCACTCGCTGGGCGGCGTTCCTACCGTTTATAATGTCAGGGTCAAAGGCCGTACCTGCGTTGTCTTCAATCCACCCGTCAAACCTACGACGTGCGTCGAGCAGACCTTTGGCTGTGCCGTCTGACTCGTCGATGAACCGTTGTGCGGCCTTCAGCATCTCCTTTGCTTGCGTCTCAGAGTTGCCGACCAAGGTTATGCCCACGTCCATGTCGCCAATACTATCAGCGGCGTCTGCCAGTCTCTGGTTGACTCCTGCTAGGTTGACGTCGGGGTTACCCGCCTTCAGTATATCACGGTCCAACACGTTTCTACGGGCCGCCGCTTCCTTCTCCAAGACTGTGAAATTATAGTTCTTACTACGTCCGTTGTTCCAACCCGGCAGCTCCGAGGCTTCCATGGCCACAGCAGCTTCCCGCTTTGAGGGGTCGTACGTCCGCCTGCGGAGGATAGAAGACTCACCTGTGCGCCGTCCAGTGGCCAGCTTGTCAGACGGTGCCAGCATCTGGGCCGCACCTTTGGCCCGACGGATTGGGGCGTCAGCAGCCAGCAGGCCTATCTCAGCGGCAGACTCAATCGTCTGGGCTGTCTCAGGGTGCTTGGTTTTGAATGTGTCCCAGTGCTGGCCTCCAGCCTCGAACAGTTTTTGTGCCGCCTTCCCAAGCCCGCTGTTCAGGACGGTCATGGCGGTGTCGGACAGGAGGTTGTTGGTCAGGTCGTCAACTTCCTGTAAGCCTTCCGCAACGACGTCACCTGTCATACCAGCAATAGTGGAAGCAATCGCACCGCCGTAGCGGACACCACTTTCTAGGGTACCTACGTCACGACTAACAGGCTGTCCGAGCATCTCCTGTTCCCGCTGAGTGGTGCCCATCTGGTCTGCCATTATGTCGGACACTTCCTGAGTCATGCGGCCATAGGTCTGCCCAAATCTATCAGCAAGGCTAGGGTCTTGAGGCTGCTGTGGCTGCTGAGGCTGCTCCATTGCCACGGGCTGGGTGGGAGGGTTTTCGGGAGGCGTGCCGGGGCCTCCGTATTCAGCCGACAGAATGTTGTCTATCTCGGCGTCAGACAGCTCTGCCGGGAAGACATGCTTCTGCCCGTTTACAAAGACGGACTGTGTGCTCATTATTGAAATCCTTTTCCGGGGACCCACACTCGTGCGTTGTTGGTTTCTGCTGGTTTTACTTTCTCAATCTGGAATAGCTCCATCTTGTCCTGCTCATCAGCTGGCAGACTCTTAGAGACGCCTGTGCGTACCCTGTCGTACAGCTCCAGCGTACCCTCAGCACCTACACGCTGCAACCGGAGTAGTTCTTTCATAGCTGCGGGTGTTACCATCTTCTCACCACCCACAATTTGACGGGCAAACTCGCGGTCAGCGTCCGACAGACCAGTACCAGCACCAAACGCTTGAATCTGCTGCGCTACTCGCTTACCAGACGAGGCCAAGTAGGCCTCAGTGTCTGACACAGCAACGTCAGGGTCGCCACCTAACGCCATGGCCAGCCTGCGTACAAACAGGTTGACGTCGGCACCGGGACCAACGATAGCGTTTTCCAACAGCTTCTCAGTCTCGTTCAGGTTGTTCAGCATCTGGACAGACTCGTTCGCCTTACCGTGCAGCTCAACGAAGTTTTCTACACCCGCCTTCTGAAACTCCTCAACAAACTTTGCGGAGGTGTTGGTGATGCGCTGTATATTGGGAGCTGGGGCCAAGCCTAGTTCAGATGGGTTGACAAACTTTTTCTGTGACTCGTCCCACACACGTCCGTATCCGGAGGTTCGGAGAGACACCAGCTTTCCGTCTTTCGTGTAGTTCTTGACGTCACCCTTCTGTCCTTCAATAACTTGCTTGAATGTTTCAGGGTCTACACTGGCCAATCCAAGGCTGTCGAATTCCGCTTCCGGTATGCCTGCGGCCTGAGCCAGTCCCTTGCGGGCAGCCGAGCCCTTCATAGAAATCAAGTCAGTCTTTTCCATGTCCAAGATGGCTGCGCGGGCAGACTCCATATCTCCACCAGATATGAGCGAGTCAGCGACACCGTCCATGCCCAACTTGCGGGCACGGGCCACTAAGGTTTCGCGCAACATCTGTTCTTGTCGTTTGGCTGCGGCAGCCTGTGCCAGCTTCAGTTGATTCTCTTGCTGACCCGCCTGTCCGTAGGCTGTAGCCGCACTGGCCAGTCCCTCCGCCGTTCCGAGGTCCATACCTCCGACCTGACGTTGTAGCTCTCGTGCCTGACCGCCTTCGTTCATAAACTTAAAGCGGTTGGCGACACCCATCTGGTCAGCCGCAAGGCCGCCTAGGTTTTGACTAGCTATGTCAAGCAAGCCCCCACCTGTAGGAGCCTGCTGGATAGCGTTGTTCATTTGGGCGAACATGCCTGATAAATTTGCTGCCATTTTGTCAGCTCCTACTAAGTAAACAATCCTGAAATATAGTCCCAAAGCCCGCTAGGGGTGTCGTCCCGCTTGAAGTAGTCGTCTACACCACTTCCAATACCTCCGGCCATTGGGGCTGCGGTCTTGTACAAGTCACGCAACATCTGTGACTGCATGTTACCGTAGTTCTGTTTGGCTGTCATGCCACCTAAGCCCAGCTGTGTCCACAGGTTAGCGTTTTCTAGCTGTCCTTGCTGTGCCAGCTGCTGGTTGTTAAGGCCTAAACCAGCCTGTTTGAACATGTAGTCGTATGGCATGTAGCCTTGCTGTGTCATGCCTAAGCCCATGTTGTAGTTCTGGAGCTGCTCGCCCATGGCACCTTGACGGGCACCGAGGTAGGCACTATTGTCTGCTTCAGCCCGTGCCTTCTCAAAGGCAAAGCGTTCTGGACTGGACCCAAACTCAGTGGTTCCCATTCCTGAACGACCTTGGCTCATCATCTGCTGGCTTAAATTCTGTAGCTGTCGCTGTTCCCCGGGCATCTGCGTGGCCCGCATCTGCTCGTACAGGTCTTGCGTACGGGGTGCAATGTCCTGCATGGACCGACCAAGCATCTCGTTGCCTCGGTTGAACATGGAGCCTGCAAGGGCGTTCTGCATCTTGTTCAGGCCGAAGGACATACCACCCGGGCCACCCGATACATTGCCGACACCACCGCTAATGGTCCACGGAGTGAACTGTGTGCGGTCCTGTAGGCCCTGTTGCATTTCGCCTATCTGGTTACCTATGTCCCCTTTCTGCTTGTCAAGGTTCTTGTAGAGGTCATAGTACCCCGCACCAGCGGCACCTCCTCCGAGCAACTGCTCCCAAAAATTAGCCACTGTACGTTCCTCCGTCTATTGTGGAGACGTCTAGGGTACCTGAGAGTATCAGATTGACGCCATTCATTGTCCCGCTGTAGGTGGGGTTAGAGTTATCAAGTTTTGTCTCTGACATGGTTTCAATCGCCAGAAACTCGGGCTCAAAGTCCGACCCCTTAATAATTTTATTGGGGTCCCCCGAAGGCAGCGCGTCCTTACCGGAGAACTTTCCGTCTGGGTAATCATAGTTAGCCATATTACAAAATCCTACCAAATGTTGATTGTATGTTTATTTCCTGAAAGGAGAGCTGTGAGCCAGACACGTCTGCTTTGAGACGGTACCTGACGTTGTACCCGTTACCCCAGACGTTGAAAACCTCACGCCCCAAGAGCGTAAAGGCACCGCTGTACTCTGCCGCTCCGTACTCGTCGACGTTGTACTCGTAGATGCTACCACGGGAGACGAACTTACACACCGCCGGACTAAAGGTCAGACTGTAGTCGTAGGCCCAGTCCAAGCAGACGTTAAAATTCTGCCCACCCACAATGGTCACATCCACCTGCTTAGGGAACTTTAGATTAACAGGCTGGTCCCATGTCTGCGGGTGTGTGACGTATTCCATAGGGATAGAGTTAGCCTCTATGGTGCCTCCGTCTGACCTCAAGACATTGTCGTTGTAGCCTTGGTACAGGTAGACACCGTAGATGCCTGTGTAGTACACAACGCCGTCTGGACGGGCAGCTGCGGACCGTATGGGAGCTGAAGGCCAGCGTGTGGGCCTGTTGGAACCGTTCTCCAGCTTGCCACGGGTGTCGAACACGAAGGTCTGTGAAGTATCTCCTTCAGGGAATACGACGGCGTAGAAAGAGTTCTCTGCGTCGTACACCGCTCTGATTTGGCGTGAGTCTGTACCTGCAATCTCCTTGATTATGTCGTCTCGTATGTTTGCGGACACGTCACCAATCGGTATCGACTTCTCTTGGATGGTCCTAGACAGAGAGCGGACCCCTGTGTAGTCCAAGTAAAACAAATCTTGACCTATAGGTACGACAGTGTCACGTCCAGCACACCCGATGCCCTCAATGGTGTCAGTGAGCTGCCCGAAGACTGGGCCATTATCGGGGATAGTATACAGGATGATAGACTCTTTGCCCCATATAATCAGGAAGTTGTTGTGGATACGGATGGCGACTGTTTCGTCATGCCCGTAAGGCCAAAATTCTTCCAAGTTATAGAAGCCACTGTCTGACGCAGGATTAGTCGTGGTGGTGTACCCGTCTCCGTCCAACAGATTCGACCAAGACAGGATAGAACCGCCTGCGTCGAAGTCCCCACAGAAGATACGCCCGTAGCCTGCTGTGATGCAGTTGGGGTTTCCGATGGCGTTCTGTCCGGGAAGGTCTCTAGGTGTCTCAGTCCAGTCTAAAACTTCCGTAGGTGTCGCGGGCTCAAACTTCAGCGGGGTGTGGTTGGCCTGCACCATGTAGCAGACATTGTTAAGCTGACAGAACTGCCAGTTGTTGGCTGTGATACCGGAGTATCCCGCAGGCAGAGTTAGCTGCGTGAGGGTGCTACCACTAAAGACAAAGAGTTTTAAATTACCCGCACACAGAAGGTACTGGACACCGTTGTCGTCAACGAAGACGAAACTGGCTTCAATGGGGTCCCCGTTTAAGATGTCCGGGTTTATGGTTTGAGTGTCAAAACCCTTTCGGCACGCTATACGGCCCAGTTTGTCGATAACACAGTTGTCTGCAATCGAAGCAAACTCCATCCCCAAACCCACGGGAGAGTCCTGTGTGTTGAGTCCTTGGAAAGCAGGTGCTGCGACGTGCAGGTTCTGCTGCGGTTGAGCCATTAGGCGGTCCTTACGTTCGAGTTATGTGGTATCTGACCAGCAGTCCAGTCCAGCTCCTCTGGGTACCTAGAGGTGTCGTAGGCTATGGCGTTTGACAGATTCTTTTCGGCTATCATAAATAGCTCGCCAGTGTTAATGGCCCCCGTCTCCCCGCGCTCACGAGAGGCTAGAGCAGTGGCAAGGGAATATACGGGGAGGGAGGGCACTTTAAGTTGGTCGTCAGCCGCTTCTAGGGTATCAGAGGTGTGCCAGTTGTGAATGACAAGGTCAAAAGCACGACTGGGCGGCTGGAATATCTCTATTCGCTGGTTGCCATTGGCAGCAGCGGGGTAGACAGATGCGAAGTACTGGGGCACATTCCGTTGTACTGTGTTCGGCAGATTGTAGTACCACAGCTGGTTGTCAGACCGCCATTGGAGGACAGAGGCTACTTTGTTGGTTCCTGACTCATAGCAGGTAGCTCTATGGATGACGTACTCGTTGTCGTAGGAGTTCGGTAACTCGACCAGAGTCTGCCCCGGTACAAGCGATACCGTATCATCCTGTCGAAGCATTGACCACTGCCAAGCCTGTTCCACCTGTTCTTTTGCGTCATTGATATGTGCGCCGATAGAGTTGTAGTAGGGGTCACTTCCCACCTGAGGAGCGCCTATGCGCTGTTCCCGAAGTCTGTCTAGGACAGCGTTATGTAGTTCTAAAAAAGTCATCCCATCATTCCTTCAGCGTTATATATCCATGGGCCCATTTGCCTGACAGGTCTGACGTCGGGCATGGCGTTGAGTTTAGCCAGCTCTGTGGGGGTCTGAGGTGCCATCATTCCTGTGGGTGCGGTAGCAGGCATCCCCGGCCTATTAGGCATCCCCGGCATATTGGGCATGTCCGGCAAGCTAATGTTAGGCCAGTCGATGTCAGGCATCCCCGGCATATTGGGCCAGTCAATATTCTTTGCCCACTCCGGCATGCCCATTTCTGGCATGTCAGGATTCCAGTCAGGGCCCTGCCAGTCAGGAAGACCCGGAAGGTTTACGTCGGGCATCCAGTCTTTAAATTGGTCCCACTTGTCTGACGTCCAATCACCAACGTCTCCGAACAGGTCCTTAGCCCCTTCGAATAATTCCCAGTCACCTTCAGGCATCCAGTCCGGCATATCAAAGTCAGGCAACCCGGGTCCCGGAAGGTTTCCTAGGCCGCCACCAGCGTCCACGTATTCCTCAAGGCCGCCTAGGATTATGTCCTGTAGGTCGTTACCCTTCAACCACTCCATACCGCCCTTCTGGACGCCCTGTGAGATGGCATTAAGGTCCCAGCCCTTTTGCAGCAAGGCGTCACCCATGGGTGTCCCGTAGAGGGCGCTGTCTATTAGCTTGCCCATTCCAGCATTAACAAAAGGCGTTGCACCTGATATTAGAATGTCCTTCAGGTCGCCACCTTTCAGACCCTGCATCATGGCGTTCGTCAGTCCAGCTGTCATTGTGGGGGACAGACCCATGCCTGCGAGGGCCGGACCTATGAGCGGTCCAACAATAAACGGGGCGGCCATCATGGCCACGTCCTTCAGGTCGAGGCTGTCAACAAACGCACCGAAGCCCTTGTCGAGGGTCTGTGGCGTGCCTATCTTCCAGAAGTC